ATGATAAGCCATGCAATCGAAATGAGAAACCGCAGATACGGACAAAGACAGCGAGCGCTCGCTGTTCTGAAGCTTGCCGGAAAAACACAGGGTGATATTGCAAAGCTCGCAGGTGTAAGCAATGCCCTCGTTTCTAACTTCTTTAAAGCTGAAAACAACAATAAAAGAGTTGAACAAGCAGTCAAAGACATGCTTGAAGTGATATCGGTTACTGGTTCCATTTCCAATGTTACCACAGGCTGAGTTTTTGTCACCGTGTCCAAATGTTAGATTTGGCTAGTATAACCGGAGGTATTAGATGCCAAAAATCGTATGTCCACAAAAACTTGAACGTTCATTCTATTGGTTTGGAATGCGTAAAGGGATGGATTGCATGTTATTTGATTTAACAGACAAGGCTAAAGAGATGAATCTGTCAGCTTTTTCTAAAGAGCAAATAGCCAATGCTGTCGCAATGGCGTACTTCGGGTTAGGTTTTGGTGGAAACGAACAGGAAGATTATTCTGATATTTATCAAGAAGCATTAGGCGACTTGTATTAAAAGGAGCATATAGATGGCTAGTATAACCAAAAAGGATAAGTCAGTTACGGTTGAGTTTATAAAAACCACTCTACCGGGCATTGCAGATATCAAAGAAGAGACATTTCAGAAGATTACTCATTTAGCTTATCAGGTTTCAGGTAAATCATTAAGGGTGATTAGTGAAGAAACAGGTATAGGGCTTGCTTCAGTCAAGCGTTCACTTTTACCTGCTCCTGCAGGAGAGAAAGAGTGGTACCCATCTGGCTGTACTATCCCTGACTACTGTGAGGTTCTTGAGAATACCCTGATGATTGAATGGCAGGCTGCTCAGCTTGGGTATCAACTTGTTAAAGTCTCAGCTAATGCCACGGAAGCTGATATCACTGTTGGTATCGGGAATGTCACAGCTAGGGCAGGTGAGGTTTTGTTAACACACGCTTCAGCAATGGTAGATGAAATATTGACACTAGAGGAGCTTGTGGAACATGAGCAAAAGCTATGCGAGCTTGCAGGGAGTGTTAATCAGGCAATTGAGGCAGTTAGAAAACGAAGATTGGCGTCTCAGAAAAAGGACTAAAACTGGAAACATGTTTCCAGTGGTTTTGTTGATAGATAAGGTTTTTTTCAATAATAAAGGCTGTTTGACTGGAAACGTTTCCAGTCGGGAGGAAAGATGGAATCTCAAATGAAAACATTATATCGAAAGCTAGGAGCGTTGGATGCTTTGGAGTATGTGAGACTTACTGCCGAGTCAGCAAACGTAATGATTTTAAGAGATATCAAAGAGGAAAAAAGATATCTCGAAGTTGGTTATCAGAATTGGGAAGATTTCTGTAAGCAGGAGATTGGCTGTTCTTATAAGACAGTTGATGAAGCGATTAAGAATATAAACCTGCTAGGTGCTAAGTTTTATGACTCAGCACAGCAGATCGGTATTACCTCCCGTCAATTTAAGCAGCTCAGAGGGCTTAAAAACGAGATATCCGTTGATGATGATGGACTCTCTGTCCGTATAGGGGAAGAGGTTATACCTCTCACTCCTGCCGCAAAAGACGATCTCGAAGAGGCTATAACAGACCTGCTCTCGGAAAAGAACAGAGAGATAGACAGCCTCAAGAAGTCCAATGAAAGCAAAGATAAACTTCGTGAACAACAGTCAGAGAAGATTGAAAAACTTGAACATGAAAACGACAAATTAAAGGCTGCATCAAAGCCGACGCCAGAAGAATCTATAGAGGTGCTTCGAGAGATGCAGAATGATATAGACGTGATGTTTTTCAGACTGAACCCTGAAAAGCCTCAACTAGACCTGAGTTCAGACACTGCAAGGGCTGAATATGCGGCTCTTCTTAGAAAGCTTACAGTTGGCGCAAAAGCGCTACATGACACGGCAGATGAGCAGTTTGGTTTTGGCAGTGGAGAATGGGTTCCTCCTATAGAAGATTAGATTATGGCAGGTAGGAACTGCCCGCATCAATAGATGTGATAGGGATGTATCCGCATCCTGACTCGTAGCCACGGTTGGAGACCGTGTCGCTAATCTGGCTCGGATAAATGAGTGCTCGAAGCGGAGCGGGGGCGGGCGTATCGCCCCCAATGCTTAAGGTAGAGAATGTCAGCATAGTTGGCATGTGTAAGAAAGGAAACAAGAGGCGATTATGTCAAGCTGGGAACTGGATTTTATCAATGAGCTGGAAAGCGCAAAATTTAATGAAAGAACAAACGTCAAGAAACGCTGGGCGGCTCTGATGGGCAAATCTGTTCGCCAGCTTGATCGCATCGCTAAAAAATACAATGCAGTGCAGGAACGTAAGACTCGCTGTGATAAGGGTAAATGTACTCTTGACGAGTATCAAATTTTATATGTTGCATCAGTTATCGAAGAAACAAAGCGTAAGAAGAAAGGAGTCATTACTCCTGTTGAGGCTGCGCTTGAGATAGCTGTTGATAACGGCGTGATTGAAGAGGGTTGTATTAGTGTTGATCGGCTCCAGCAAATACTTGCAGAGCGTGGGCTTGATAGAGCCTCGTTAGATGCACCTAATCCGCATATAGAGATGCAGTCTCTACATCCGAATCATGTGCATGTGGTTGACGTGTCTGTGTGTATCCAATGGTATCTGAAGGGGAAAAAGGGTATGCAGGAGCGAGACGAAGCTATGCTTTATGATAATAAGATTGAAAACTATAAAAAGATTAAGATGCAGATGCTTCGTTATGTTCTTGTTGATCACTGCTCGGGTGCATTTTTCGTTAAGTATTACTATGCCCCGGGGGAAAACCAAGAGAATATGTTCGACTTTTTAATGTCTGCATGGGCGTTTAAGGACGAGAAGTTTCCCTTTAGAGGTAAACCCAAATTTTTACTGATGGACGCAGGTTCAGCAAATATTAGTAAATCAATGCTGAATATGCTTGAAAAGCTTGATATCCAGATTCCTCGGAGTATGCCTAAAAACCCACGCAGACAGGGCGCAGTAGAGACAATGCACAATGTTGTTGAAGCGCATTTTGAGAGTCGTTTACGTATACAGCCTGCTGAATCTATAGAGCAACTCAATAAGTGGGCGCTTGACTGGTGTGTATATCACAACGCTAAAAAAGTGATGAAACGCCACAAAATGACACGGACTCAGGCATGGTTAAAGATTACTCAGGAACAACTGATAGAGATGCCCGGTAAGGAAGTTATTCAGGAGTTTTTTGCCAAGCCTTCGGATAAGCGTACGGTTACAGGTAATCTACAAATTCCGTTTAATGGTGTTAATTACTCTCTTCGTCACATCCCTAATATTGCCTCCAGAGACAGGGTTGAGGTTGTGATGAAACCGCTTATCCATCCGACGATAGTTGTAATTCATAGGGATGTTGAATACCTCTGTGAGCCGATGAATAAAAATAATTTCGGTTTTAGTGAGACAGCCGCCGTAATAGGCAAAGAGTATAAGTCTCAGCCGGAGACACCTATACAGCAAGCCAAGAAGGTTATGGAAGTGATAGCTCACGGAAGCGGCGAAGAGAGGCAGGAAACGCCTTTTCATGGAGCAAAGGTCTTTGGACATCAACGTGAGAAACTGGCGGATATGCCTGACTTCATGCCTCGTAAAGGTACTCCTTTTGAGGTCTCTGAAGAGGACGTTAAGGATAAACTAGTTCCGATAATGACAGCTATTAAAGAGATTGTGGTGGAGGTCGGAAGGCTATCACCAGAGCTCAATAAGCAGATAAGAGAACAGTACGGAAAAGCAATCAGTATCGAGGATAAAAAGGTGCTGATTCAATCATTGAAGGATGGTTCATATGGCAAAGAAGAGACAGACGCCGACAATTCTGAAGCGTTGTCTGGCTGAGTGTAATATCACAGGGCGGGGGTTTAGCAGAATGTTAGCTTCCGGCAGAGATGGTAAAGGCTGGTCTTCGACTGTTGTCTCACAGGTTCTTAACGGAGAGTTCCCCGCCGCAAAAGGGGTGTTTATAGAAGATGCGGTAAAAGTGTGTGTACTCAATGAACGCATTCGTAGTTGGGTGAAGCGTAACGGCTTAGAGGTAGAAGCTCTTATGCGTAAAGATACTGTGAGAAAAACAAAGAAAGCACCTGTGAAGAAAGAAACGGTAAAACGCTCGACGAAGCCAGAGACGGCTAAACCCGAAGATGAAGAAACAAAGAAAGCAGTGAGGAGAGAGATGCTTAAACTGTACACAAGAGAATATTTTAAACTGAATACAGGAGACCCGTTTTCTAACGAGGTTCGTGATGCTAGGGATATTTTCATATCCTCCAGTCATAGCTTTTTGTTAGAGGTTATGCTTGATGCTGCCAAATATGCAGGATTCATAGCTATTTCAGGCGCAGTTGGGTCTGGTAAAAGTATGATCAAGAAAGCCGCTAAAGACGAGCTTAAGAAGCTTGGTATTGGAGTGATTGAACCTCTGATACTGGATAAGTCCAAAGTGTCAGACAGTACACTACTGGAAGCGATAATGCACGACCTCGGCAACGGTAAAATGAAGAGATCAAAGGAGTCTCAAAGCCGTCAGGTAAATGAACTTCTATCTAACAGGAGTGAAAAAGGCACACGTCAGGTAATGATAGTTGATGAAGCTCACCTACTTCCTATATCGACACTTAAGATGTTGAAGCAGATATACGAGATGGAACAGAAGTTCCGAAAGATGCTTGGAATTATAATTATTGGACAAGAAGAGCTTGCTACGACTCTTGATGAAGTCAGGTATACAAACCTCCGAGAGGTTATACAGAGAATCTCTCTTATAAAGATAGAGGGGCTTGGTAAGGATTTGAAACCATACTTGGAGCTGAAATTTCAGCGTGTGGGTAGAAAACTTTCAGAGTTTATCGACGATGAGGCGCTTGAAGCTATGTCTGAGCGGATGAGTGAACAGGAAGGCCGCAGGGTCGTCAGCACTGCTTATCCTTTGGCTGTAAATAATATGATGATTCAGGCAATGAATCTTACGGCAGAGATAGGCGACGAGCGCATAACAGTTGAGACCATAAACGAGGTGTAGCATGGAGCTTTTAAGAGAGATGAAAAGGCAGAAGTTCGGCAGGTGTATCATAGCCGTGGCTAACACCATGAAGGACAGGGATATCGAACCCGAGCGCATACAGCAGAGGGTGGACGACATGGTAGACCTCACAGGGTCTAAGAGAAAGGCTATAAACAAGCTGATTGAGGAAACAGCGGTAAATATTATCGCTTTAGATCAGCTTACAGACGGAGGTATGTCATGATCTTTAAGATTATAGAGGTGTGCGGTGTGATCTATGCAGTGGCTCACGGGCTCGGTGCAATCTTATTTTTTGGAGGTTGATATGGCAGCGATAGATATCGAATACGAGATCGAGCAAAAAGGATATGTTGAGGAGCTCCGTCAAGCCGCTCTGTATATAGATGACATGGAAGACTTTGTTGACCATGCCCTCGGCGTGATCGTTCCACTGATGGACACAGACACATACTCCAAAGAGATGAATGCCCAAAATGCAGCAGGGCTCAGAACATACTATTTAAGCATACGAGGTGAATGATGCAGACTCCAGAAGGATACATGAAAAACCATGAGGGACACTTAGTTCCTATCGACGCCGTAGACGAGATAGACAAGCTCCGTGACACACTTGTTAACGAGCTAGTCGACATGGCAAAGATTGAACAGGAAGGCATGAAGACCTTTAAGGCTAATGCTAAAGATGAGATCGAAGACTTCTTGAAAGTCGCCTTTAACGAGCATAAGGAGAGCTTTGGCGGTAAGAAAGGCAATATGACACTTATGAGCTATGACGGCTGTAAGAAGGTCAATATCGCTATCGCTGAACACCTTGCTTTTGATGAAAAGCTAGAGATTGCGAAACAGCTCATTGATGAACAGCTCGTCGAGTGGTCTGAGGATGCAAACCCAAACCTCCGCTCTCTGGTCATGACTGCTTTTAAGGTAGATGATAAGACAGGTAAAGTTTCGGTTCAAAGACTCCTCAGTCTACGCAGGCAAAAGCTTGAGGGCGAGAAATGGAACAAAGCTATGAAGATGATCACTGAGTCTATCGTGGTGCAGGGCTCTAAAGAATATATACGCTTTTACGAGCGAAAGACTCCCGAGGATGCATGGCAGGGTATCCCCCTCGACCTTGCGAAGCTATAGGGATAAACATTTTGTCTGTCCCGTAAGGTGCAGTAGTGCATCTTACAGGTCTGACAAGACCATTGCCGAAAGGCATATATCCTACTCCTGTTAAGGCTCTGACCCGCCGTATCATCAAGGAGGTGCGGCGGTGCTTCAGAGCAGAGGTAAAGATGAAAAAGAACATGATAACAGACAAACAAAAGCAGCTTATACATATAGCAAAGTCACAACTCCGCATAGACGACGAACTATACCGTGAACTGTTAGCTCAGTTTAAGGTTAAGAGCTCGAAAGAGCTTTCATATACTCAGGCTTCAAAGCTGATAGATCAGCTCAAAAAGAAAGGTTTTAAGCTCCAGAGGCGCAATAAACCCGAGAGCAAAATGGCTACTGAGTGGCAGCTTCGGTTAATTGCTTTTCTGGCTAATCAGTATGGGTGGAGATATAAGAACGGCTTTGAGCTTTGGCTTAAAAAGCAGTATCGCAAATTTGAGATAGGCAACAGTCAGGAGCTGATCGCAAGCAAGGAAGATGCTCAATGGCTGATAGAAAGACTAAAGCAAATGACAGGGATATCGACAGAAGATATCGAAAACGGCATCGAACCCTTTCAGGAATGGCTGAAGGAAAACCCCGACAAGACCTTTAAAGACTGGAAAGCCTCCAGTAAAGAGAGCGTGAAGGATGAACAACTTTGATGTTAAGCGTGAAGACCTCACGGGTGTTTTAGCCGAGGTTGTAGAGTTGTTAGACAATGTCGAAGACCTCACTCCTCTTTCGGCTACTCTCGCACTTTCAGAGTATTTCGCAGGGTCGCCCGTCTATTTCCCCACAGTCCGCACAGGCACTATAACAGCCCGAAACAGACAGATAATGAAAGACTATCAGGCAAAGATGCCTATGCGGGATATGGCGAAAAAGTACGGACTCTCAGCCGTTCATATCAACGATATTTTAGAAAAGCAAATGTTGTCTTGTGACATAGACAATCTGCTTCAGGAGGATGAGTAATGAAGTTAATTAAAGCTGTGTGGTTCTCACTTTGGTTTAGGTTGTTTTTTGTGTTAATACCGACTTATTGGATTGTGATTATTCCAGTTCTCGTCTGCCGAGATATGCTTAATGAAGACACTATTAACTTGCTGTCGCTGATATATATAGCACTCTTTTTTATCGCAGCAATGTTTAATAATGAGTGTGAACAATGAGCCGTTTATACGCACTCTCTGACAGATCAAGAGAGATACTAGAAAAATCATGCCTTGTTTATGATACTTCGTTGTCTTCAGCAGGGGTGTCAGATGAGCAATGGGCGAACAACCAGTTCACTATTAAAGAACTTGAGACCTTATCAAAACACTTCGACTACATCCTGACCACGCTCTTTTACGAGAGATCAGCAGAAATACTCCCTCCCGGCGGCATATGTGAGTGGAAGTATGATTATTCAGCTAAAAAGCAATACAAAGAAAAGATGCATCAGCACGGGCTAATAGAGAAAAAGCCCATGACTATAGCGCAGAGAGATCAGGTCGTCAGTCTTATCAAGGACGGCATGCCAGTTGTTGATATAGCTAAAAAGCTAGGCAAGCCAAGAACGACAATCAGTGATATCAAACGCAAACATGTGGACGGTAAAGCGGTATGAAAAGAGAAGAGATCATTATTAAAATCCTCGGTCTAATGAGGCTCGGTGACGAAAACAGTAATCCGAATAAAGCTGAAGCTGAAGCCGCCAGAAAGAAAGCAGCGGAGATGATGGCTAAGTTTGAGATATCTCAGTCAGACCTTACGAACGATGAAAAGATTGAGATGCAGCAAAGAGTCTATCCAAAAGGCACTCAGGAGTGGCAGCTTAAACTTCGTAATATCGTCTGCTATCATGCAGGAGTAATGTATATCCGCTCGAAGCGTACCCAGTCAGCTTATTACGTTGGCTGTCCTACTGACATAAAGATTGCAAAGCATATGATATCTCAGCTTGAGCTTCAGGTTGAATCCATGCTTAAGGACTATCGGAAGAACCTTAAGCGAGTAAAGAGCGTTCAAAAGGCTATGGCTGCTTATAAAGATGGCCTGATCAGAGGTATTAGTATCTCATTTATTCAGCTTTCTAAGGATATCTTGGCATACAAACGTCAAGCTGGTCTTCAGCCTGTTAGTCAGCATGTGACTAAATACGATAAGGCTGAAGAACATGCATTAGAACACTTGAATATCAGCTATTCATCATCTAATTTTGAGACAGGTATACATTCAAAACGTGGCAGAAATGATGCCGATAAGATCAAACTCCGTGCAGGTGTGGGCTCTAACACACCGAATAGAAAGCTGACTTGACTTTATAAATCCGAAGGGGTAATTAAAAGACATGTTAAAGATAATATTACAACCAAGACTACCCCGTGAAACCGTCCGCTCTCTTATGCAGAACAGTATCAATAGATTTTCCTAAACTTCTCTTAAAACTTCCTATTTCAAATAGTTTTCTCAGCTTGCTTTTTTGAAGGTTAACGCCTGCGGGCGTACTGTTGCTTTATGGAAAATACAGAGCAACTTTTAACCAAGATAAAAGATAAGATCAAATTCTTTGAGGGTTACGACTCGAGACCATACCTTTGTCCTGAAGGATATCTAACAATCGGCTATGGTTTCAATTACGATTCTAACCCTTTACCCGCAAATACACCAAAACACCTTTTAACCTCGCTCTTTGAAAAGGGCTTCACCGAAGAGCTCGCCGAGTGGCTGCTTGATCATTTTGTTCAGGCAGCCTTCGGCACAGCCCGCACCTTCACATGGTTTGAAAAGCTGAACACACCCCGAAAGGCAGTGATAGTAGACATGCTTTACCAGATGAATCACGGCAAGCTGCTTAAATTCAGAAAGATGCTAGACGCCTTAAATAAGGGCGACTACACACTCGCCGCACATGAGATGAGGGACAGTAAATGGTATGAGCAATCAGGGCGTCGCAGTGCAATGAATGTGCAGCAGATGCTCACAGGGAACTGGGTCGATGCTGAGGGGTGAGGAGTTATCCGTTGGCAGATGCTCTCTGTTCAGCAGAAGAGTTTATGTCTTCGGCAGTTTGATAGTAGTGGTTGTCACTCAATACTTCGCCGAGGGAAGCCACAGTAAAGCGTTTGTTTTAAAAGAGGATGTCCAACCCTTAGTTGGTTAGGACTTATAGCCACATCCCTCTTAGGCGGGTTCCGAAGGCAGGGAGCCCGCCATATATAAAAACCGTTGGAGGATAAAATGTTCGGAACAATCAAGATCATATTAATGATTCTTACAAACAGTCTCCCGCTTTTCAAAGAGATTATCCCGCTTCTTGTTTCGCCTAAGTACCGCAGCCTTGCGCTGATCGCAGCGAACATGGTCGCACAGACAGCAGAGCAGTTCTCTGGGCTTAGTGATACAGAGATGCGTGAGAAGGCATTCAACAAGATCAAAAACACGGTGCAAGCCCGCCGTCTGGATGGGATATCCGACAGTGATATCAACCTTGCCCTTGAGCTCGCCGTTAAAAAGGTGAAAGAGGACAAAGGAAAAGAAGCCGAGGCTCAGAAGTGACGGTAGATAAACTGAAAGAGTTTATCAATCTCGGGGGCGGTTTCATTATCGCCCTTGTGATCATCTACCTTCTTTACAAGCTACTGGATAAGTATCTGGCGGTGGTAGTCAGTAAGCACGTCGAAACACAGACAACAATGGTTTCCACAATGCAGGAAATGCACACCAGTCTGGCAAAGATGGCTGAAGCACAGGCGGGGAATATTAGAGAAGTTCTGATAGCGATAAAGATCGTTAGCAGTGAAGTCACAAGACTAAAAGAAGAGATAGACGAGGTTTTAAATGGACGCAAGAACGAGGCGTGAGCACGCCAGAGGCACGATAATCAAAGTGTTGGTTGCAGAATATCCTAATCCTGTGGATTCCTTCCTTCTTCAGAAACTGCTCGACGATTTCGGCGTAACAGTTGATTCCGATGCTCTGGACAGTTATCTGGCTTATCTCGAAGAGGACGATTATGTGACTAGAGACACAACAAGAGCAGGAATCACCATAGTTAGAGCTACTAAAAAAGGCTGCAATCTTCGTGATGGCTACATAAAAGACCCGGGTGTTGAGGTTAATTAATCATGGCTAGCAAGTCTGAAAATATCGAACAAGCTTTTGAAGTCTGGAGAGAGTGTGGGCAGGACGTATCCAAAACCATACGAGAGTTAAAGAAAAGGGATTTCAACGTTTCCCGCCCCACTCTGTCCTCTTGGCGAGATAAATACGGATGGGAAGATAGAGCAGCTCGTGAAGCTGTGGCAGAAAAAGAGATGTCTGCACTTAGTAAGCCAGAGATGGCTCTCTTTCAGCTCGAGGAACAACGCCTCCGTTATGAAGGTTATTTTAAAGCTTTAAAGGCAGGACAGATAGATACTCAGGCTACATACGCATATACAGGGATTATCAAGGCTATGGAAGACCTTCGCCAAAAGACCCTCGACTATCGCATAGCGGTGTTTTCAGACTTTCTTGAGGATATCACGGACTATCTTTTAACCGAAGATCAGCAGGCGAAAGACTTCCTTGAAAAACACTTTGAAGGTTTCGCTGAACACTTGAGGCAGAAATATGGCAGCTAAAAGCACAAGAAGTGCCGCCTCAAAACAGAGGCTAGACAAAAAGCTAGATGTTATTCGTGACAAGATATCCGCTGCTACATCTCCATTGTCTGAAGCTGAAAAGGAGCAACGCCTTGAACTGGCAAAAACAGACATGGAGTATTTCGCTAAAACATACTTCCCGCATTACATCCGCTCTGAGTCCTCGGCTATGCACAGATACCTTTATCGTAAAGCACTAGAAAAGGTGACTAAAAGTTGGGAGACAAAGGAAGGTACAAGGATGGCTGATGCTGCTCCTCGAGGTAATGCAAAGTCAACTATCGTGTCATTGATACTCCCGATATGGTCAGCAGCTTTCGGCTTTAAGAGCTTCATAGTTCTTGTCTCAGACACAGCGTCGCAGGCTGAAGACTTCCTGACATTCATAAAGCTTGAGTTGGAGGAGAATCCACGTCTGGCACAGGACTTCCCTGAGCTCGTTGGTGAAGGTCGCCGTTGGAAGGCTATGGATATCATCCTGAATAATGGGGTGCGTATAAGGGGGCTCGGTTCCGGTCAGAAGCCCAGAGGTATGCGTTGGAGACAGCAACGCCCTGACCTTGTGATCTTTGATGATATCGAAAATGACGAACATGTATTAACTCCAGAACAGCGCAAGAAGCTCAGTCGATGGTTCTTTAAAGCCATGCTGAAGATAGGACTCAAAGACTGTGACTACTGGCTGATAGGTACAATCCTGCATTACGACAGCTTATTGAATAACCTTCTGCAACGTCCCGGATGGCACGGGCGGAAATGGCAGGCGGTTATCCAGTGGGCTGATAACCAGAGCCTGTGGGACAAATGGGTGAAGATATACACCGAGTCCTCAGATGATAGCGAAGAGGCAGAGGAGAACGCCTTAGCTTTCTTCCAAGAGCACAAAGAAGAGATGCTCAAAGGCTCAAAGGTTCTATGGGCAGCACAAGAGGACTATTACTCTCTGATGAAGCTCCGACTGACAGACGGCGAGGCATCATTTGACAGTGAGAAACAGAACGAACCATTAAACCCTGAAGACGCACTCTTCAGAGAGGACTGGTTCATGTTCTACGACGAAGACGAGGTCGACGGTCTGGAGCAGCTTCCACTTTACGGAGTTGTTGACCCGTCTCTCGGCAAGAAAGCCAAAGGAACAGACCCCTCGGCTATTCTCGCAGGCAAACGTAAAGGGCGAGTCCTTTATGTTGATATCGCTGATATCACAAAGAGACACCCTGACAAGATTATTACTGACATCTTGGACTACCACGAAAGGCTTAATTTTCAAGTGTTCGGATGTGAGGCTATCCAGTTTCAGGACTTCCTTGCAGATCAGATAGAGAAAGAGGCACGGGACAGAAACATAACTCTGAACGTGCATAAGATACAGAACAGCACAGATAAATATATGCGTGTCCAGAGGCTTCAGCCCGGGATTAAAAACGGTTGGATAAGGTTCAAGAAGAGCCAGATCACCCTTGTGAACCAATTGAAGTATTTCCCTATGGCAGACCATGACGACGGACCGGATGCACTCGAGATGTTAGACCGCCTGATTGAGTCGGTTAAGCCGTCGAAGATTGAGTATCAGAAAGTCGGTAATGACGAGGATACAGACCGGAATGATTCTTCCGGTGAAAATTGGCGCCAGAGCCGTTGTGCTTACTAACGTAACCAAAGTTATGTTTTCGGACACTATAGCATTTTAAGGGTGTTTATAAACACTCATAAACAGGATTAAGAAGAGGACGAGAGATGGCAAAACGTAAAAAGAAAAATAAAGTCGTAAAACAGCCCGACCAACTGACAGAGCAAACCGTCAGTTATGACTCTTGGGAACAGTTCCCGACATACCCGTCTGACAATCTCTCTCCCGCAAGGCTCGACGCTATCCTTAAGCAGGCGGCAGCGGGCGACATGCACGACTTTGCACAGCTTGCCGAAGACATGGAGGAGAAAGACCTCGACCTTCAGGGTGTCCTCGGAGACCGCAAACTGGCAATAAGCGGACTGGAATATGAAATATTACCCGCATCTGAAGACCCCGTAGATATACACATAGCCGATTTCTGTAGAGAGGTGCTCGAATATATCCCGAGCTTTAGTGATGTGTTGTACGGCATGATGGATGCTCTCGGGAAGGGATACTCTGTCCACGAGCTGATATGGGAACATAGCGAGGGGCAATGGTGGATAGACCGAATAGAATATATTCAGCCGTATAAGTTCACCTTCACTCACGAAAACAAGATACAGCGAGTCCCCAGACTGCTTACAGGTATCGGCAGTATGGAGTCAGACCCACTGAAGTTTGGCAAGTTTCTTTGTCATCAGCATAAGAGTAAGAGCGGTCTACCCACCAGAAACGGTCTGCACCGTACTCTTTCTCGTTTTTATCTGTTTAAGAATTTTGATGTTAAAAGTTGGGTGATGTTCTTAGAACGTTTTGGATTCCCTCTGCGTTTGGGTAAATATGGCTCAACTGCTACAGATGAGGATAAGCGAGTTCTTAGAAAAGCAGTTTTTGACCTTGCTACAGATACTGCTGCTATTGTTAGCGACAGTACAAATATTGAATTCATAGAGCTTAAGTCTGTAAGTGGCGGGGCAAAAGTCTTTGAAGGTTTCAAAGATTTTATTAACGACAGCTACAGCAAGCTGATTTTGGGTCATTCAGGCAGCGCAGACAGCACTCCCGGCAAACTCGGCAATGACGACGTAGTTACAGAGGTTCGCAAAGACCTCTTAGCGAGTGATGCTCTATCAATACAGCAGACCGTAACACAACAGATTCTCGCCGCTATCGTGATGTTCCACTATGGCTCCGAGGCATCTGTTCCTAAGTTTAAGCTGAAATATGAATCAGGCGAAGACCTGATGGCTATAACTGACATGTACGGTAAACTGGTCAGCACAGTCGGTCTGAAGACAATCCCTGTTCAGCATATCCACGAACGCTTGAATATCCCTATGGCAAAGGCGGGGGAACTGACAATCGGCGACCTCATGCCTAGCGTTCAGCCAAATACACAGCCTCAGCAGTTCAGCTCACAGGCACATCTGTCACAGGTTCAATACTCTGATTCCGCAGTGGATAAGATAACAGACAAGATGTCTGCCGAAACGAGCTTTGAGCTGCTTCTTAAAAAAGCAGAAGATCTGCTCAATGATTGTGCCGACCTCGAAACTTTTCAAGACAGGCTTGTCGAACTGGCTAAAGACCTTAAGCCGTCCGAAAAGGCAGCCGTGATCAATCAGGGTCTGCAAATGGCGCACCTCGCAGGGAGAGCCGGAGCCAGACAGAGAGAGGACGTGTAAATGTATTCAGGTACTGACTGGATAGACCTGCCATTTCAGCAAGCCATTGATTACATCCGTGGCAAGGTCAACCTTCCGACCCAGAAATGGGACGACATAAAGGGCGAGATGCATGTCCGTGCTTTTGTTGTTGCGGGGGCTATGGAGTCCAGTTTGCTTTGTGATCTGCACGAAGCAGTCACGAAAGCTATAGAAAAAGGGACAACACTCGAAGAGTTTCGCAAAGACTTCAGAGAGGCAGTCAGCCGCTCTGGATGGGAATATTACGGCTCGGAATCATGGCGTTCTGCGCTGATATATGACACAAACCTCCGCACGGCTTTTGCAGCCGGACGTTGGCAGCAGATAGAAGAAACAGCAGATGTCTTTCCTTATGTGGTTTACCGCACGATGGACGACGGCAGAGAACGTCCACAGCATAAGAAATGGCACGGCGTAATAGTCCGTGTCGGTTCCGACTGGCTATTAGTGTACTACCCTCCGAATGGGTGGGGCTGTAGGTGTTATGTCGAGCAGCTCACAGAGGAAGAGGCTTTAGCTCTGCTCGGAGAGGAAGGCTATTCAGATAAAGCTCCAGAGCCGGAGTATGTGGAACAGACCTCACCTCGGACGGGCGAGATTACAAAAGTTGTTCCCGGCATAGATACAGGATGGGACTACAACGTCGGCGTTTCTGCATTCGGCAGCAGGCTTCATCAGATCGAAATGGCAAAGGGCGCAAAGGGGTGGACGCCGCTCCTTGATACTACATACAGCGCATTTGAACGCCCTGCAAAGCTCCCGTTGAACAAAACAGATATCCGCCCCCTGAAAGAAGCCATGAAGACACAGGCAGAGGTAGAAGAATATCTGAAAAGTGTATACGGCACAGAGAAGCTCTTTAGCTTTCAGCAGGGGGATTTTACCCATTCGATAGCTATCAACTCAGAGATCATGTCAAGGCACTTCAGCGCCGCTGATCTCTCACGTAGTAGATATCTGCCATACCTTGAAGACCTTGTTAGCAAACCTTATGAGGTTTGGGTGGCATTTGAAAAGAGCAATAAAGATCAGAAGGTCGCACTTAGATACAGGTACGTAAAGGCTTATGACCTCGGCAAGGGTAAAGGGATGCTTGCTGTTATAGAAGCTCATAACGGTTTCATGACAGGTTGGACATTCTTTCCTACGAGTGATCTGAAGTATTTGAATAAGCAGAGGTATGGACATTTGATCTTTGGAGAATAGATGGGAGCCTAGACCCACACAGCGGGTCTGACCACTCTCAGTCGGTTTTTGCGGCTGTGTCACAACCAACGTTGGTAAGTAACTAATTTAATACCTTTGAGGAGGGCTGTCAAGTGGCAGGAGCGGTTATCAAGGTCAAGATGGATTCTGAGGTGCTCGGGCTTGTTAAAAGGCTTGATAAAGCCTGTGGTTCACCACGCACAGCCATGTCTGCAATAGGTGTGATAGTTCGTGACTCTTCTAAGAGAAACTTTATCGCAGGCGGACGTCCGGATAAATGGGAAGAGTCGCAGGCGGCATCAGATGAAGGTCGCAGAACGTTGATAGATCACGGTCACCTGAGAGACAGCATAACATATAAAACCGACTCAGACAGCGTGACTATCGGGACAAACAGACAATACGCCGCCGTTCACCAGTTCGGTATAGATAAGGCGGTCACAGTTCCGGCGCACACCCGCAGGGCTCGTGTGGGTATAGAGTCAAAGGCTGTTCAGGTGAAGCAGCATAAGAAACATATGAAACTCCCCGCCAGACCTTTTCTTGCTGTGCAGGACGAAGACTGGAAGCGGATAAGAACAGTTTTAAGAAACTATCTCAGGAAGGTGCAGCAGTGAGCAAGCAGGAAATAGTAATGCTTAGTGGCAGAGAAAGGGATGCACACTCGTGTGTTTATCTGGTTGAGCTCTCTAGCTCAGAAGACAACGAATGGATACAGCTTCTCCCTCTCGGTGAGTTCGTCACAAACGATAGCCGAAAGCTGAAGCTGAAGCTGACACGTGAGGCAGCACAGCAGATCATTGACAAGTTTGACTCAACAAATACAGACCTTGTGATTGATTATGAACATTTACCACATTTTGACCCGAAGCCGGAGAATATGAAAGCAGCGGGTTGGATAAAGGCTCTTGAGCTCAGAGAAGACGGGCTCTATGCACGTGTGGAATGGACGCCTGCTGCTTTAGCAGCCGTTAAAAACAAAGAGTTCAGATACATTTCCCCGACGCTTATAGCAAGCAAATCAGGGGTTATAGAACAACTGCTTGATGCAGCGGTTACAAATAAGCCTGCGATTGACGGCATGAAGCCGCTGTCGTTGGCAGCAGATAACAACAAGGAGGAATCAATGGAAGAGATTCTTAAGGCTCTTGGTCTCCCGACTGATGCCACAGTGGAACAGGCACTGGCAAAGATAGCCGAGCTCGGTGCGGGCTCGGAGTCTGATACAGAGTCCCTTTCGGCTGTGCGTAAAGAGCTCGGTCTGAAAGACGAGGACGATGTTCAGGTTATGCTTTCCAGTATAACAAATCTGAAAAAGACAGACGGCAAAGTACCGGCGGGTGTTCTCACAGTGCTGAAGCTCTCGGCAGATGCGTCTATGGACACTGTTCTCGGTACTATCAAAGGTCTCCAGAACGGAGCGGAAACAGTGGCTACACTCAGCCAGAAAGTTCAGGCTCTCGAGTCTGAAAACCATGAAAAGAAGTGTATCGAAGCCGTAGACGATGCCATAGCGAAAGGGAAGATAACCCCTGCACAGCGTGAGGCATGTCTTAAACAGGCACAGGAAAACCTCGAAAGCTTCTCGGCTTTCATAAAGGCTTCACCTGTTGTACACGATCTCGGCTCGAGGGGCGCAGCAGATGTCAAAAACGACGATGTCGTGACACTTTCAGCGGTGGATAAGTCGATGATGGCACAGATGGGCGTATCTGAAGACGACTATAAAAAGTATGGGAGGATGTAATGCTGACTTCTGTGAAAAATACTATGTACGTCGCAGGCGTTAAACGCAGATTCACCGTAAAGCTCGGAGAGACTATCTACGCAGGCGCACTGGTGGCTCTCAATGCTTCAGGTGAACTCGTAAACTTTACAGCAGCCACAGGGCTTGTATGTGTCGGTGTCGCAGAGTCAACAGTGGAAAACGCTGTGTCTGGCTCAGTGTTGAATACTGGTTCGGGGATTTTCTGTTTCAAGAATTCAGCCGGAGCAGACGAGATAACATTGACCGAAATCGGTGCCACAGTTTACGGCGTGGATAACGAGACAGTAGCCCTTACAGACGGCTCCTCCTCGAGGAGCGCAGTTGGTAAGGTTTGGAACGTAGACTCAGACGGTGTCTGGGTTGACACAAGGAGTATCTAATGAACCCTCAAATACAGGCGTTTTATGCAACGCTTAAAACAATCTTCAACAAAGCTATGCATGAGGCTGAAGTACCAAAAGTTGACCACTTTGTCCTCATGGTGGAATCGGATACGAAGTCTAACACTTACGGTTGGCTTGGTACTATCCCGGGATGGCGCAAGTGGATAGGCGACAGACGAGTTAATAAACTCAAAGAGCACGGCTATACCCTTACAAACGAAGATTTCGAATTCACTATCGAAGCAGATACAAACGACCTCGACGATGATAAGCCGGGCATTTATGCCCCTCTCGCACAGATGAATGGTGAGGCAGGAAAGAAATGGCTTCCTGAAATGGTATACCGCATTTTCCCTGCTGGCTTTACAGAGCTTTGTTACGACGGTCAGCCGTTCTTCGACACAGACCACCCTGTTATGGATGATGCGGGCAGTACATTCAGCAACTTTCAGGACGGTTCCGGTGCGGCTTGGTATCTGATGTGCACCTCGGCGGTGATGAAACCTTTCATCGGTCAGGTAAGAAAGAAACCCGATATCGGGATACTGAGTTCTCCTGAAGAGGTGAAGAGAAACCGTAAAGTAGTTATCGGTGGACACGCTAGAGGTGCTATCGGTTTCGGTATGCCTCAATACATCTTTGCTTCAAAAGCGGAGTTGAACACAGCGAATTATGCCGCCGCTCGTAAAGCTATTCAGGGGATGATCAACGAAGACGGCAAGAAGATGGGGCTTAAGCCTGACCTTCTTCTTGTGCCTAGTGCTTTAGAATCAGAAGGGAAACTTATCCTAGAGGCACAGGAAATAAACTCAACAACAAACGTATGGAAGGGAACAGCCAAACTTGAAGTAGCGGCTCTCCTTCCTGATGAATAAGAGGTAGCACATGAGCGATAAAATCAAAGTCAAAGTACGTTCTGTCTCTCCGAATGGCTTTTACAGACACGGTATGAAGTTCACAAAGGAGTTCAAGACGGTAGAACTCACAGCGGGACAGGTTAAACGCATTCAGGAAAAGGATACTGACCACCTCGTCTGTGTTGTTGTCGAAGAGGTAAACGACAACCCGCCTCTTTACCCTGAAGGCGAACCGGAAAAGAAATGGAAGGCGGATGAGCTGAAGGCTTATCTCCTCGATAAGTTCGACTATAAAGCTGAAAGTGACACTACAAAGGCTGAGATGCTCAGTATGATCGAGTTCCTTCAGATACCAAGCTCTAAGCATGGTAATCCTTCAAACAAGTGGACAGACGAAGACCTTAAGGTCTATCTCGAGACCTTCTTCGAGTTTACTGATACAGCAGATATGAACACCGCTGCTCTACTTGAGAAGTATGCCGAGCTTACTGCTCCGGCAAAGTAGTAAATACACAAAGGGGGCGGCGTCCGCTGCTCCCTTTTTTGAAACATTACGGAGGCGCATATGCTCTTTTGCACAGTCGAAGACATTACGAAAAAGCTACCTGAAGCCAAGATTATTGAGTTGACGGACTATAACAAAACAAAGCCCGCATCACTGGCTGAAGCAGGGGCAGATATCCTCGCTGTTATAGATCAGTGTATAGAGGATGCATCTGTCGAGATCAGCACATACCTCGGTCAGAGATATGCAATATCAGACCTTACAGAAGAAAGCCTTGAACAGCTTAAACGTCTGGCTGTGGATATGAGCATCTTCAACATATATGTGCTCCGCAATTTTTCAAAAGTTCCAGAGCCAGTTGATAAAAAGAACGACAAGGCTATAGCTCTGCTGAAGGATATTTCAAAAGGAATCGTGAAGCTGAACATAGGTACAGACGACGCTCCCGCAGCCACACAGCCTGATACGGCAGAATATCAGGGCGGTGGTCAGATGTTTACACGTAACTCTTTAGGGGGCTTCTGATGGTGACTATAAGCCAGTTCGAAGATGCGATAATAGATACTCTGAAGGCAATGCTGCCGAGTGTCTCAATAGACACATACGACGGCGAACTGGATGATGAAGAGTCTATCGCAAATAGCCTTTCATCGTTACCGAGTATCCTTCTGGCTTACGGCGGTTCAAAGATCGAACGCCGAGGCAGCACATCATTGTGGCGCAATGCGACAGAAACGTTGTTCATCTGTGCGGCAAAGCTCCGAGACGACGAAGGTGAGGATATTTACTCACTTTTAGACCAGATAATAGATGCTCTACAAGACAAAGACCTCGGGCTGAATATCGTCCCGTGTGAGGTTGAGGCAGAGCAGTCCATATATACCTCTGCGGACATAAAGATATATGCCGTAGACGTTAAAACACAACTACCGAGGTAAGCAACATGAGAAAAGCAGGTTCATATGTCAGGGATAAGGATTCAAAAACTGAATCAGAAAACCTGAATGACAAAGCCATGAAAGACAGAGCCGAGGCAAAGAAAAAGGCTGAAGCTGAAATGACGGCAAGTAAAAAAAATAAACAAAGCGAGGCGGGCAAATGAAGCTATTAGAAAGACAACTGATACAAGGTGCTCTTCAGTCTGCTGTGGGGTCTCCCGCAGTCCCGACAGCCACAGACGTAGTCGCAGTATATGGCGTTACACCGCCGAAGATGTTGTCAGAGTCCCTCGAGAGAGGCATGGCTCAGAACACGCTAGGCAACAAAGCTAAGTTCATTGTGACGAAAGGTCAGGAGCTTGAGGTTAAGTCGGAGCTTAAGGGCTCCGGTATAGCAGGAACACCTCCAGAGATAGGACAGTTTCTCCGTATGTGCCGAATGACAGAAATCGTTGAAGCGGGAACTTCCGTGACATATCTTCCGAACAGCTCAGAAGAGCACGAGGTTGGCACGATATACTTCTTCCAGTCGGGCATTCTGCACCAACTTGTCGATGCTTGCGGCAGTTTTAAGATAGACCTCTCTGCGGGTAAGTTCGGCGAGATCACGTTTAAGTTCACCGGTTCTTACATAGCCCCTGTTGATATGCCTATCCCTGATTTATCACCTCTGGCTGTTGTCCCACCGAGGTTTGCGGAGGCTCAGTTTACTTTCGATTCTCAGTCGTTGGTTATCCAGACACTTAGTATAGACATGGGAAACTCTATCACAGAAAGACCCGATGCAAACGCCGTGAACGGGCTCAGAGGCTTTGGCATAACAGACCGTGCGCCGACATGCTCCTTTGACCCGGAGGCGGTAAACGTTGCTGATTATGATGTATTCGGCGTGTGGGCATCCAGTGCTCAGAAAGCTATGTCCACGACTCTCGGGACTACAGCGGGAAATATCGTCGGGATATCCGCTCCAAAGGTACAGATCATCACGCCTGACTATGGTAACAGAGAGAAAATACTGACCCATGCTCTCTCTTGTGAGCTGATCAAAGACGTAGGCGACGATGAACTTCAACTGGTGTTCACATGATACTGGACATGTTCAGAAAGAAAAGACAGTCAGTCGAAGGCAAATACTACACCGTTGCAGGGCAGGATTACCATATGCCTTTTATATCCCCTGACCAGTTGGACGGACTTGTAAAAGTTCTTGAGGATGCGAATGCGAAGCTGTCTGAAGGACGTAAGGCGATACTTCGCAGGCTGATGGATGCAGAGCTCCTTTCGCATGCTGTGGCTGTAGTGCTTATACCTGTCTCAGTACAGACCATAGAGCAGCGTATTCAGCACTTGAAGGGAAGAGACATTAAAAAGCAGGCCGAGGCTGTCCGTTATGGGATGTCGGCTGACGTCATGTTTGAGGTGATTAACGATTTTTTCACCATAACCCTGACCTCTTCGTCAATAAAGATGTTGATAGCACGTCTGGAGCAGATGGAAAAGAACGCACAGATGTGGAGTACATGGTTTGCGTTCTTGCTGATGGCGACATCACCAAAAGAGAACAGATCAGATACGCAACAGACATCCGGTATGTAAGGCCTTATATGGAGCATCAGATCAGGAAGATACTTCCTGCTATGCTCCTCGAAGGGTTCTTTAAAAAGGATCAGGGTATTGAGTCAGACGAAGACTATGAAAAAAGTGTAAACGAGGCAAAAGAGCGATGGAAGAGAAAATCAAGCTGACGTTCACGGCCGTGAATCAGGCAACAGCTACATTCAGGGCAATAGAAAACCAGATGGGACAGATACAGTCTAGGGTTTTAAACCTTCAGACAGCAATGGTAACTGTCTTTGGCGGTGTCACTATTGCAAAGATGGGCAGTGACTTTCTTTCCACCGCCCGCCTTTTAGAGAATCTGGAGCTGCGCATGAATGCTGCTGCGGGTTCTGTAAAAGCTGGCAATAAAGCCTTTGAGGAAGCTGCATCCATAGCGAAGCAGGTTCCGTATGAATACGAAGATATCATTCAGTCTGCTGTTAACCTCCGAGGGGTGCTCACCAGAGACCCTGAAAACTTCAAAATGTACATGCAGGTCATAACAGACCTAGCAGCTTATACAGGCTTTTCGATTGAGGAAACCACAAGCAATATTATACGCATGTATTCTGCGGGGGCAGGAGCCGCCGACGGCTTTAGAGATAAGGGTGTGCTTGCTATGCTTGGCTTTAAGGCAGGGGTATCATACACCGCCGAAGAGACAATGGACAAGCTGATCTATGAGTATGAACGTGCAGGTTCAAAGTTTAAAGGTCTTGCATCAAATCTGGGTGAAAATGTCGATGGTATGTGGTCTATGGTTCTTGACAGGTACTTTGACTACCGCCGTAAAGTAATGGACGCCGGACCATCTGACATGGTTAAGGTTGCCCTTCAGGAAGTGCTCGACATCACAGCAGAGCTTGATGCAAACGGCACACTAGATGTTTGGGCAGAAGCCGCCGGATATAACATAGTTCAGGTTGCAAAGACAGCCTCTATGTCTATGGCAGAGGTCATAGACTTTGTCAGAACAAACAGTTCCGAGTTCGAAAACGGTATCATAGGCTATCTTTTATACGGAAAGAATGGAGCTCTTGTCGCATATGGTCTTTCGAGTATCGGTATAGACCTTCAGCAGGCAATGAGTAATATATTCACTCAAATTGACGCCTATAAAAAAGGCTATCTGTCTATGTCGGAAATGATCTTTGACGTCAGTAATAAGTCTGTTTCGGATAAGTTGAAGGCAAGGGGATACTATTTTGATTCTGCTGCCGAAATGGATAACTTAGGTCTGGGAGAGATTAGGCAAGACATTCAGAACACAATAGACCAGATCACTGAGCTTGAGGCTTATTTGGCTAAAAATCCTCTCCAAAGGCTGTTCGGCTCTCGTCCTGAGTCTGTCGGTGCTTTTGATAATATAGACGACGTTCAAAAGACGATCGAGGAGCTTAAGCAACGCAGAAATGACCTTCAGTCACTTTATTATTCTATTGTCGAAACAGGTGAAAACCCTGAAATAAAGTCCGATACTTCACCGGATGAGACCCTTGTTGCTGATAAGGTTAAGAGTATAATTGAACGTCTCGAGTCCGCCATAAACACAAAGAAAGGCTCTTTTAGAGCTCCTGAATCACCTACTCTTGATAACAAGATGGTATTAAGTGATAAGGAACAATTAAAAATAGACGAGGCTCGCTTGAGTTACCAGATTCAGGCAGCCGAGAAGATAAAGGATAAGAACACTTCGTTACAGCTTCAGAAAGTGCTTAATGAAGACCTTTTAGAGGTGGAACAAAAAAAGCTGCATGCAATAAACGAGACCACTGACCCTGACAAATACTATAAGCAGATGGCAGCCGTTGATGAGCTGAAGGGTAAGATCGGCGAGCTGACAATAGCAATGGATGCACAAAACCAGACCATGACTGACGGCTTTCAGGAAGGTATGGATAATTACCTCTCAACAGCTAAGTCAGGATTTGATAAGGCAGTATCCATTGCTGAAGACACAGCGAAAGGAATGGAGGGTGCTTTTTCTGAGTTTTATTTCGATGCTGTACGTGGTCAGATGGATAGTCTCTTTGATTATGTGAATATGTTCCTTCGTGCGATAGAACAATCTTTTACTCAAGTTCTCGCACAAGGTACAGTACAGGGGCTTATGGGCTACTTCTCTCCTTCTCCCACATCGTACCCAACGGTTCCTGAAGTTGGGGCTCCATCACAACCTGCTATGTCAGTTCCCAAAGTGAATGAAGATATCTACCCTCGCACCCCGTCTGTAGATACTACCGCTCGTAGTCTTATCACTTCGAAGGGGGATACCTTTGTCAATCTCACAAACGAGTCTGGTATGCCTCTTCAGGTAGCAGATACTTCGACTGACGTTCAGCTCGACAGAACAATAGTCAATGTCATTCTCAAGGACTACGCACAGGGCGGAGATATCTCTAAGCTGTTACAGAGGAGGGGTTAATGCAGTTCCCGAATATAACAACTGGTATCGACCCGAAAGCGTTGAGCGGACGTCTTCAGGATACAAAACTATCTAGCAAAATGGTGGCAGGGTACAGCATTGACCGACCTCAGACGACACGTCGTGTACGTGAGTTTGATATCTCTTATAAAAACATGCCCGAGTCAGAGAAAGAGATAATAAGGCAGTTCGAGAAAGATAACTTCGCCTTGCCGTTCGATTTCATTCTCCCCGGTGGCGAGGTGGTAACTGTAAAGATAGCAGGAGTAATAGATTTTAAAGCCACATCAACAACACTCTATTGGAACGTCAATTTCAAGCTGGAGGAACAATGAAAAACCTTCCTTTGGCTATACGTCGTGCAGCACACAGCTTTACTCAGGGCAGCCCGTGGCTTGTTTTAGTCACTCTATATCTATCAGAAGACGAAGAGCCTCTCCGTATATGTAATAACAATGAAGACATCACCTACGCAGGCGACGTTTATTATGCGTTTCCTTTTGAGCTTGGCGAGATATCCGAGGATAATAAAGGCAAGGTTCCCGAAGTTAAACTGAGCGTGGGTAATGCGGGACGTACACTGATGAAAGAGGTAGAGCAGTACGACGGCGGGATGGAAATGTCTGTTAAGCTGTCTATAGTTCATGCTGGCTCTCTTTCTGAAGATCACTCAGCACTCGACATGTGGTTCAGTATCGTGTCGACATCATATAACGCCGAATGGATTATCTTTTCTTTGGGGGTCGCTAACCCACTGCGGATGCGTTTCCCTGTGCATCGTTACATTAAGAACTACTGCAGGTTTGTGGCAGAGTTTAAGCGTGAAGAGTGCCAGTATTCAGGCTCGGATATATCATGTAACGGGACTCTCGAAGACTGTAAATCTAAAGGCAACGAGCTCCGTTTCGGGGGCTTCCCGGGACTCGCTACAAAGATAAAGGTGGTGTGATATGGAATACAGAGACCTCCTCGGTAAGTCTTTTTCACACGGTGGACGTGGACAGCATGGTTATGATTGCTACGGTCTAGTGATGGAGCTCTATTCCAGATTAGGACGTAGCCTGCCGGATATGTTCAGTAATAGTGCAGACGTAGATGTCCTTAGCTCTGGATATCTAAGTGTACTTCCTAAACTTAATAGGCTTTCAGCCCCTGAAGAGTGGGCAATAGTCGCTTTTAAGATGAACATGAAGCATGTCACGCACTGCGGTGTTGTTCTCCCCGGATGTCGGACATTTATTCATATCATGCCAAAGTCAAACGTATGTATTCAGCCTCTCGGTTCTCCATTGTGGGAACGCCTAGTTGCGGGGTATTTCACATGCCAGTAATGATAACTATCGTAAATAACCCGTTTGATAAGACGGATAAGGATATAAAGTACGCCCTCGCAGGGGATTCAATAGAGAGAGTGTTAGATCAGTATGACCTGCCTGAGAACTATGTACTCAGTCTCAACGGTGAACATATAGATGATAGGAGCAGACAGCTCCGAGACAACGAATCTTTGGTTGTTGTGCCAGTTATAGAAGGTGGCGGAGGAAGCGGTAAGAGCTCCTTTCTTATGACCGCTGCACAGATAGGACTTATGGCGGGGGCTATGGCGGCATTCGGACCGGGTGGACTTGCTTTCACTGGTATCGGCTACAGCCTCGCTGTAGCGGGGACTATGGCAGTGGGCGGGTATCTCCTGAATGAGGCATTCGGCTCCACGCCTTCTTTCGATTATGATCTCGGTACCACATTAGGTAGCTCCACAGGTGTGTCTTATTCGTGGAGTCCACAGACGACTCAGCAGCAGGGCTTGCCTATTCCTGTTGTGTATGGTGAGCATAAGGTTCACGGCAACGTTATTGCGACACATATGTACTCCACCACCGATAGCCAATACCTGAATGTCCTTATTGCTTTATGTGAAGGTCGCATCGAGGATGTTACGGATATTGTGATCAATGATAAGCCTCTTGACGCTTATGATCAGAATCTGGTCTCAATCAGGCGAGGACAAATAAACCAAAGTATTATAGCAGGGTTCCATGTTACAAAGATCGAAACAAGGCTTAATACTCAGTTAAAGTATCAGGAGCCTGTCGAGCTTTATACTAGTGACGATACCTTTAATAATATTGAGATAGATATCACATTTCCCGATGGTCTGTTTTATTATATCCCCGTAGCTTTTAATCACCCGACCACAGGCGAAAAGGTGAATGCAGGGTATTACGAGCATCAGGTCAGGTTTGACATTGTGGTTACTGATGTGTCGACAGGAAGCATCGTCTATGCTGAAAGCGATCACAGAATAACCGAGAACGTAACGAGCCCTTTTACTATTACTATCCCTATAATGACAAGAGAACTTCCTGACGAAGGAGTAGTTGCCACCCCTCGTGTTATCACCGTGCCAGACTACTCTGCGGAGTATTCCAATCTAAAAATATGGCTATATCGGAATACAGAGAATGCTGAGGATCGTGATGACGAGCTGGTAGCAAGATATTCTGACAGGACATTCGTCACAGCTATAAGGGAAGTTTCCGACTTTGGATGCAGTTATCCTTCTGTCGCACTAGTTGGTGTCTATGCATTAGCCACCTCAGATCTGAACGGGAGTATATCATTTAGCTGCACGGTAAAGGGGAAAATCGTCAGAGTCTATCGTGATGGCGTCTGGTATTCAGAGTATTCTAAAAATCCCGCATGGTTGGCTCTTGATGCACTTACCCGTCCGTTTATCCTCGACGATGGTACTTTTGTCAGATATCGTAAATATGACCTCGATTTCATACATCTCGAACAGTTTATAGAGCTCGCAGAATACTGCGACGAACTGATCAGGTATAACGGCACATGGCAAAAGCGTGCCGAGTTTAATGCAATATTCGAAACAGAGATGAATGTCTGGAGTGCAGCTAGTGCTATCGCATCTGTCGGTCGTGGAGTACTTCTGTTTTCAGGTTTTAAGATAACTGTATTCATCGACAAGCCTGCTCTACCGACACAGTTGTTTTCTGTGGGCAACACTATGGTCGATAGTACCAGTGTTGAATTTCTTTCTCTGCAAGACAGAGCCCGTGACCTCGAGATCACGTTTAATAATGCAGATAAGGATTATGAAAAAGAGCAGATCAGATACTTAGATGTTAAGTCGAATGAACTGACTAATACTACCCGTGTGAGCCTGTTTGGAGTTACTAACTATGATCAGGCTATGCGGTATGGCGAGTTTCAGCTCGCACAAAACAGGTATCTGCTTCGTTGCATGACTCTGAGAGCAGATATAGACAGTATAGCCGCAACAGTGGGCGACGTGGTGTCTATACAGTCAGATATCCCTTCGTGGGGAGTCTGTGGTGGACGTCTTGAGTCTGTTGATGGAGCTTCCGTTATACTAGATACAGTGCCATATCTTGAGGCGGGAGAGTCTTATGGTATCGTAGTTGTGGACGCAAAAGGCTCACCCGTTGAAAGAAAGATCATTTCTTCAGACGGACAGGTCATGACGTTGTCCGCTGCTATCCCTGATATCGGTAAATACTCTGTATATTCTGTCGGAGTCTATGGTCAGGAGACTAAACCTTTCAGGGTAATCGGTGTGTCCAGACCGATAGAGTTGAAGGCTACTCTGACACTGTTGGAGTATAACGAATCAATATATAACATCGACAACAGCGGCGACGTGCAGCCGACTATTCAGCCTGTTGTAGATATCGACTATAGAGTTCGCAATGCCGGAGTCGGCAGTTATCTCGTCATGGATGGCAGTGTCCTTCGAACAGAAATGCTCGTTCAGTTCTCTCCGCCTGCCGACATGCCTATAAGGGAATATCAGGTAAAGATAAGGCTCTATGACTCTTCACAGTGGCTTGTAAGTGCAAAGACGACAGATACATCATATAGAATGTATGTGAGCGACGGGAAGACATATGTTGTTAGTATCTCTGCTATCCCGTTCGTTGGGGCTCCTTCCGCTGCTGTCGGCTTAACTCATTATGTGGCAGGCAAACAGGCGCAGCCGAATACTCCCGAACAGTTCACTGTAACAGTAGATGGCAACGATATCACTCTGACATGGCGTCCTGTCATAGATTTAGACCTGAAGAATTACAGACTCTTGTATAACACTACAGAAAACGTAACAAACGCTGTGTGGCTCACTGATCTTGTAGAGCTCACATATCATATAAGGAACGCTCGGGCGGGTCATTACTTTCTCGCTGCTATAGATACCACTGGTAATATCTCAGAATACACTTCTGTTTATACAGAGCTTCAGGAAGCTGCGGACTTAAATATTGTCGCTGTGTACACAGAGAGCGGGTGGTTAGATGCTGAAGAGCCTTTTGTATATATCACAAACATGGGGCTCGTGGCTATCGGTGGCGATTTCGATGAAGTCTTAGATATCGACGAAATACTAGACATGGAGTTCATGTTTGAGCCACCCGAAGAGGCTGTATATGAGTTTTCTGAACCTCTGGTCTTGGAGTCATCACAAATTGTCAGGGTGAAGTCCTTGATGGATTACTACCTTATGAATATCAATAATGATTTCGACATGATAGCCGACCTTGACGCTGTCGAGAGCATCGACACCGCCGCCGACTCGGGGAGTCTTTATTTACAATATGCTGTTTCTAGTGATGGGGAGTCCTATGGTGAATGGCAGAACCTCGGCTATGGAGATATCGTCGGCAGGTTCTTTAAATTCCGTCTCTTATGGCGCAAGATTCTCCCGGGGACAACTGTCGTGATCAGCTCTGTAACTATCAGCCTCGACATGCTGGATAGAGAAGTATTGTTGAAGTCTGTTGCCGTGCCGTTAAACGGTTATGCCCATGAGTTTAACAGGGCATTTTACTCTCAGCCGATCACGTTTGTTTCTGTGCAGGGTTCACCTGTCGGCGTTTATCACCGCATCACAGAGCTTTCAGGCTCTGGCTTTACCATAAAACTATATGACGCTTTAGACAGCCCGTTTTCAGGCGTCGTAGATATATTAATCAAAGGATATTAAGGAGGATATTATGCCACAATACCCTTATGTAATTGATAGACCACTAGCAACTAGTGGTGCCGCATACAGAGCTGCGGTCAATGACGCTCTTGAGGCTATGATCACGAATTTTAGCGGTGCGACAGCCCCATTAGCCCCGCTGCCTTTCATGCAGTGGGTAGACACATCTGTAACGCCCGCTGTGCTTAAACAGCGTAATGCTACGAATGATGCATGGATTACACTTTATCATATCGGCAGCGATTCACCTATGCGGGAAAATTTGATCGCCCCGGTTGAAGTTACTGTCGGAACTGGCGGGGACTTCCCCACTATTAACGCAGCTCTTGAAGACCTCTGCAGAGCGTATTCACCCGTGTATCTCGCCGGGGGAAATGTGAAAGCTACTATACGCATCAAAGCGGGGTTTGTAATGGCTGAACAGGTCGTTGTGGAGAATATCGACCTGAGTTGGATAACGATTATTGGTGATGATGCCGAGACTGTTATTGCTAGAGATGCACTAACAACACTGACAGCACTAGGAAGCTATGCTGCTTTCACTGGGTTAAACTGCAAATTTCCACTTCTAGGACAATTGTTTTCTATGAATGTCACAGGCGATGCCCCATCTCGCCACGGTATTGTCGCTAGAGGTTCACTTGTGAACGTAGGCTACGGCTGTGGCGTTAAGAACGCAGCAGGCAGCGGACTACAGCTTTTCAGGGGCTGTATTTGTCAAGCTGCTTCCGCAGTTTTTACCGGATGTGACATAGGTGCTTACGTCAACAACAGCATGGCATCTATCCAGAACGCTTTTTTTACAGGCAGTGGAACCTACGGTGTTATTGCCGAGTCTGCTGCTGCATGTGATGCAGCGAATGTCAATGTGAGTAACTCCGGTATAGGCATATACGCTTTATATGCTTCTAGCGTCCATGCTCGAAATGGGGTTGCCGATAACTGTACAAACTACGGCGCATATGCTTACGGCAGTAGTAAATTACATTTCGAAGGCGGTCACGCAACGGGGTGCAACTCGTATGCAGTATATGCCCGTGCGGGCTCTAAAATCAATGCTCAAAGCACTAATTGCTCTACTCTAGGTGCGTCATATGAATATGCTGTTTTAAATGACTCTGAGATAGTTATCAGTGGTTACACTGGAGCAGCTAGAACTAATGTTCCTATAAATACCCTTACACTGCCGAACGGCAGCATTATCAATTAAGGAGCTTATCGATGATAATCACTAAAGAAAACGGTGCTCAGTACACGTCACTGAGTAAAGAAATCATCAACTGGCATAAGGATACAGGGCATACGATTGCTTTTGTTGAGAGACCTCTGGCGTATAAAACAAAGGAAGAAGAGCTTCCTTCTGGTGAAAAGATTATGTCTCAGGAATATGTGGACGACATCACACCTGAAGAGGTGGAAGCA